GGTCGTCGTCGTGACCTCGGGCTCGGTCGTCGTCGTCGTGACCTCGGGCTCGGTCGTCGTGGTCGTGGTGGTCGTGGTCGTTGTGGTCGGTGTGCAGTTGCCGCCGCGGCGGACGGTGCCGGTGCGGGTGCCGGTGGCCTGGTTTGACCAGCGGGCCGAAACGGTGAGCGACGCGGTCGAGGCGTCGCCGGTGGTGGCGGTTGACGTCGTGAACGGGGTGTCGTTGGACTGAGGGCCGGCGGTGAACGGGGCCGTGATTGACCAGTCGAGGCCGTTGCCGGCCTGCCATGAGGTGATTGTCCAGGCGACGGCGTAGGTGCCGTCGGTGGCGCATTCGGCGACGCCGGTGACGACGGGGTGATGCGCCGCGGCCGGCGCCGCTGGGAGGATGACGGCGGCGGCGATGCCGCCGGCGAGGAGGATGGGCTTGAGCTTCATGGGGTGTTGTCTTTCTTGTTGTGGGCGATGAGGGCGCGGATGCGCTGGATGTTGCGGCGGTTGCGTTCGATGGTGTCCTCGTCGAGGTAGCGGGACGAGGGGAGGCGGGCGTCGCGAGCCTTGCGGTAGGCGGCGCGGTCGGCGTCGTTCATCGGTCGGCCTCGTCGAGGATGCGGGCGATGGCGTCGTCGATGTCGTCGTCGAGGTCGGCCTGCCAGTCGTCGCGTCGGACGTAGTCGCGGAGCTCGAGGACGACGGCGGAGGCGAGGACGAGCGCGGACGGGGCCAGCCAGCACGCGAGGACGATGACGAGGAGGCGCATGTCAGGCGAGGGCGGTGAGGCGGTTGAGGCGGCCGCGTTGGTCGCCGATGCCGCGGGCGCCGGCGAGTGGTGTGACGAGGTCGGGGATGGCGGCGGCGAGGACGGCGGTGTAGGCGTTCGGGCAGAACGAAACGACGACGGCGTCGGCGAGGCCGAGGGCGGCGGCCTGGCGGGCGACGATGCCGGGGACGGCGCGGCCGGCGGGGTCGCCGATGGTCATGTCGTAGGGGCCGCTGAGGTGGTCGAGGTCGACGAGGCCGTGCCATGCGCTGAGGATGAGGACGCGGTCGGCGCCGAGGCGGTCGGCGTGCTGGCGGGCGTAGCGGTGGAACGCGCCGGTGTAGAGCTCGCCGGCGGGGACCTGCTGGCCGAGCTCGAGGGCGACCTTGCCGGCGGAGCAAGGGACGACGACGACGACCTCGGGGCCGGCGGCGGTGGCGAACGGGAGCTCGGGCTCGAGCCAGAACGTGCGGCCGTCGGCGGCGACGTTGAACAGTGTGTCGGTCATGCTTCGGCGCCGAACGTGAGCGGGCCGTCGGCGCCGAACGTGAGCGGCCGGGTGGCGCCATCGCGCTCGCCGCGGCCGTCGGTGAGGCGGCCGCCGGTGCGGTCGAGGATGTCGCGCATGGCGGCGCGCCATGCCGGGCCGGTGCAGGTGCAACGGTCCTCGGGGACGCGGCAGACGACGCAATCGAACACGACGGGGCCGAGGTCGGCGTCGGCGGTCACAGCGCGACCGCGATGCCGACGGCGGCGGCGAGGGTGGGGATGACGCCGACGGCGACGCCGATGACGATGCGGTAGACCTTCATCGCTGGCCGGCCTCGTGTGCTGCGACCTTGGCGGCCTCGGGGCCCCATGCGGAGGCGGGGAGCGGACGGCGGCGCTCGGGGAGCGTCGGGGTCGGGGTGGCGGTGCGGTGCTTGCGGTTCGTGGTCATGGGGTGATACTCGTCTAGGCGCCTTGACCTTGTCAAGGGGTTAGTCGGACATCTTGCCGAACTCTTGACGCGCCGACGCCGGCCTCCCGACGGCGGCGGAGCTCGTCGAGCCGAGGAGCGGGACGAGCGAAACCGAGGGGAGGCCGGCGTCGGACAACGGGGCCGGGGTGGGCGGCGATCTAGGGGAACTCGCTGCGCCAGTCGGGGGCGACGGTCGGCGGGGGGAGCTGTTCGATGCGCTCGAGGAGCTGGCGCTCGGCGGCGGTGTCGGGGCCGTCGGCGGGGAGGAGGCCGCGGGCGTCCTCGAGGACGGGGGTGACGCCGCGGACGATGGCGACGGCGACGCCGAGGGTGGCGACGGCGCCGAGGAGGACGCGGCCGACGGTGTCGGGGATGTCGAACGGGAGGTCGCCGAGGTTGGCGATGACGACGCCGAGGATGAGGGCGGCGGCGGTGAGGTAGGTGGGCGCGGCCTTGAGGAGGACGAGCGTGCGGTCGAGGAGGTTGCGCATGACGGGCATGTTATTCGGCGGGGCGGGGCGGTTGGGGCATCCATGCACGCGCGAGGTCGCGCCAGTGGTCGCGGTCGACCTCGAGCTCGATGATGCGGCGGTCGGCGGCGGCGAGCTGGGCGGTGAGGGTGACGAGCTGCTCGTCGACGACGGTGCGGACGGGGGTGCGCTGCGTGCGGACGCTGACGACGACGCCGGCGAACGCGAGGCCGGCGGTGAGGAGCGCGACGACGACGCCGCCGGCGACGGTGAGCGCGACGTCGCCGGTGATGGCGAACACGACGCCGGCCTAGCCGACGCGGCGGAGCGGGACGGGAGCGGTTTCGTCGGCGAGCTCGACGACGATGGGGCGCTCGGCGTCGAGCTGGCGGGGGCTGAGGGCGATGCCGATGAGGCCGACGAACGTGCCGAGGTAGAGGCCGAGGGCGCCGGACGTGATGACGGCGTCGGGGTTGCGGGCGGCCTCGAGGAGGACCATGGCCGCCCATGCGCCGAGGGTAAACGCGCTGACGGTGACGCCGGCGATGTAGACGATGGCGCGGCCGCTGAGAGCGGCGACGCCGAGGAGCGCGGCCGAAATGGTGAAACCGATACCCCACGCGGTCGGCGACGCGAACGCGAACACGGTGTCGAACACTGGCCGTTGATAGGCGACCGAGCGGCCGCCGACGAGCGGGCCGTAGCCGAGGGCGAACATGCTGAGCGCGAGGACGCCGGACGTGACGCGTATGAACGTGGTGAGCTGATCGCGGAGGACGTGGTCGAGGACGGCGATGATGGCCGGGCGGTCGGGGTTCGGGGTACTCATGGCGTGATGACTCCGACGAGGTCGACGATGACGTGCGCCGGAGCGAGGAGCTCGAGGTCGAAACGGCCGGCGGCGGCGCCGACGAGGATGGTGTTGGCGACGGTGTCGTTGGCGGCGTAGTTGATGCACGACGCCGGCGAGGGCTTGGGGGTGCCGGTGGGCCAGGCGGTTCCGTAGCCGGCGGCGTCGGCGCCGAGGACGACGAGGGTGACGATGGCCGCCGTCGCGGCCGAGTCGCCGACGTCGACGGTGACCTTGCGGACCATCTTGCCGGCGCCGAGGCGGGTGTCGAGGATGCGGGGCTTGGTCGAGGTGTTCATGCGTAGCGCGGTCATCGGTGGGCTCCATGTCGGCGGGGTCGGGGGCGGTAGCGGTGGCGGGCCGGCGGCGAGCTCGAGGAGCTCGAGGGCGCGGCGGCCGATGGCGGGGACGTGAGGGTAGAGGTAGTCGCCGGGGCAACCTGTCGCGCCAGGGTGGGCGGGGTTGTCGCTGTGGCCGAGGACGCGGGTGTCGGCGGCTGACCAACCGTGAGCGATTGACCAGGCGACCGCGAACGCGAGGGCCTCGACCTCGCGGTCGGTCGGTTGCTCGCTGAGCTTGCTGCCGGGGTGGAAATAGCCGAACAGACAAACGGCCTCGCCGAGGTCGTTGCGGTCGGCTGTGGCGGCGCTGAGGGCTCCCTCGCGGGCGCCGAGGATGGCGACGGTGCCGTCGCCGGTCGAGCGGTGGACCATGACGTCGTAGGCGATGGTGCTGTAGTTCTTGCTGTTGTGATACCAGTCTTGCAACGTCCGCATGGCCTGGCGGTGGTCGGTGCCGTACCGGCCGCCGGCGGCGTGGTGTATGTATGTTTCGGGGTCGGCGAGGCGCTCGGCGACCGGGGGCCGTTTCCACTTGACTCCCCACTCGGCGGCGCGGACGAACTCGAGCCACGCGGGGGCGATGGCCTCGAGCTGGGCGGCGGTGGCTGTCATGTCGGTCAATCCTACCTGTCGGGCGCTTCCCACTCGAGCAGGACGTAGCCGGCGGCGTCGTTTGCGCCGTCGGTGAGGACGATGGGGACGACGCCGTCGGCCGAGCTCCACCATGACGAGCCGCCGCCGGCGCCGCCGGCCGAGAAATCGGTGCCGGGGCCGCTGTAGGGGCCGGATGCGCCGCCGCCGTACCATCCGCCGCCGCCGCCGGCGCCGTGACTGTGGAATGCGCCGGTCTGGTCGGGTGAATCGCCGCCCTGGCCGAACGTGCCTGCGCCGGCGCCGTCGCCGGGGATGCCGCCGGCGTATTGCGTCGCGCCGAGCCCTTGCTTGTTGTTCGAGCTGATGCCGTTGCCCTCGCCGTCGGCGCCCTCGAACGCGCCGCCGCCGCCGCCTTTCCAATTGTTGTTTGTCGGTGCGCCGCCGCCGCCGGCGGCGACGATGAGACTGTCGGCGAACGTTGTGCCGGTGCGGCGGATGGCGGAGGAGCCGCCGCCGCCGTGTCCTTCGTTGTTGGGGAATGCGCCGCCGGAACCGAGGCCGCCGTTGGGCCATCCGCCACGTAGCGCGCCGCTGCTGCCGGTCTGGCCCGACGCGGCGGCGTCGATGTCCAGAATTTCGCCGGGGGTGACGGGGAACGTAGCGGTGATGAGCGCGCCGCCGCCGCCGATTGTCGGGTCGGAGGAGTAGCCGCCTACGCCGCCGGCGACGGTGGCGGTGAGCTCGGTGACGCCGTCGGGGACCTGGAACGTTTGCGTGCTGCCGGTGTCGACGTTGCTGGCGCCGTTCCAGTCGAACCGTTGCGACGTGCCGATTGTCGGCGTTTGCCGGATTGCTCCCTGGGCGAGGATGTAGAACTTGACGCCGCCGGCGGCGATGTTGATGCCGTTGCCGATTGACGGGCCGCCGTCGGCGGTGGTTTGAACGCGGATGCGGTAGTCGTATTCGCCGGCGAGGTCCTCGAGGGCGAGGGTGTGCGCTTCGTGCGAGCGGACGCCGTCGGCGTAGGTGACGGTGAGCTCGTGGAGGACGACGTCGTTGGCGGCGTCGTAGAGCTCGAACGAAACGGTGCCGGCGCCGACGCCGACGAAATCGGCGTCGAGGTGATAGTTGGCGCGGCCGCCGGTGCGGAACGCCAGCGGGAGCCGGTTGACGAAATAGAGCTGATCGTTGCGGACGCGTTGCTCGGCGACGTTGTTTTGAATGAACTGCACCCATTGCTCGGATGTTGACGGCCTCGAGGTTGAGCCGCCGACGTCGATGACGGGGAGGAGGTAACTGAGCTCGACCTGATCGCGGTGCGGTTCGTAGGGGTATCTGACGAGGCGGACGATGTTGGCGCGGCGGTCGTCGCCGAGGTCGGGGTCGAACACGCGGACACGGTCGGCGAGCTTGAGGTCCTCGCCGGTGCCGGTGAGCTCGGTGAGGTCGATGACGTCGAGCTCGTAACTGACGACGGGTTGCGCGAGGTCGGCGAGGGTGTCCTGAGCAAACGCGAGGAGCGCGGCCTCCTCGAGGAACGAGGCGTCGCTGACGAGGCGTTGCCGGGTGTGCAGGGTTCGGGCCTCGGCGAGGGTGAGGCCGGCGGCGGTGTAATAGCTGAAATCTTCGACGAACTGGGCGCCGGCGTTGACGCCGGCGATGGTGAGGTCGTCGGCGCCGTAGGCGTAGAGCACGGTGGCGGCCGGCGCCGCGGTGCGCCGGCGGACGCCGGTGACGTTGCGGCCGTACCGGAACGACGTGCCGAGGTCGCGGCCGCGTGTGTCGACGAGGTCGACGGTGTTGTTGTAGGTGTTGAATGTGACGAACTTGCCGGTGATGCGGGCGATGACGCGGACGAGGTCGAGGACGGTGCGGTCCTGCTCCTCGACGTCGAACGTGGTGGTGTCGTCGGTGACCGAGCCGGGCGACCATCCTGAGCCGGCGAGGGCGTCGGTGATGAGGGCGGCGGGTGTCTGCGCGATCTTGGAGAACGAACCGGCGGCGAGGCGGCCGGCGAGGTCGAGCCAGGTGGCCGACGCGCGTATCTTGCGGACGAGCTCGGTGCCTTGCCGGACGTCCTCGATCTCGGTGATGCGATAGGTGCGGTCGTCGACGTCGAGGAGGCCGTCGACCTCGAGGAGGTCGGCCTTGACGCTGTCGCGTGGCAGGACACCGATGAGCTCCTCGGATTGGTCGAGGCGGGCGTCGGTGTAGAGCTCGCGCCATTCGGTCATGTGATAACTCCTCGGCGGGTGCCCTCGAGGTCGGCGACCCAAACGTGCACGCGGCGCGGTTTGCGTTTGCGTGATGCCCTGGCGGTCAGGACGGTCGACGCCGCGACGGGGAGGACGCCGACGGTTTCGACGAACTGGCCGGCGGTTTCGGCGACGACGACGGTGCTGACGGTGATGGGGAGGTCGGCGGCGGTGGCGAGGGCCTGGTTGGGGGCGGCGGCCTCGAACGACCATACGGCCGGGCGGCGACTTGTGAACGAGCCGGATGTAAATGCGACGGTGTTGGCGCCGGCGGTCGTTTTCGGGATGAGGGCGATGGTGGTGTCGGTGTCGCTGATGAGGGCGTTGTTCGGGTCGTCGCTGTCGGGGGTGGCAAGTCTCCAACCCCTGGCGTCGGGGAGGAGAACGAGGAGGACGTCGTCGTCGTTTGATGTGACGGGGCCGGTGCTGAGGCCGCCGCTGGAGCCGTTTATCTGCGCGCTGGATTCGTTCTCGGGGGTGCCGTCGACGAGGCCGCGGACGATCATCCAACCGCGGACGGCGTTGTTGAGGGCGCCGGCGGTCGTTGGCGGGGCCGAGGTGTTCCATGTGGGGTCGAAATCGGCGGCGCCGTTCGCGAAACGGCGGACGCCGATGGCGTTGTAGGTGGGGCCGGGTTGGTAGTCGAGCCATGCGGCATCGTTGATGGTGGCGGCGCTTTCGACGGCGGCGAACAGGATGATGCAGTCGCCGCCGGCGATGAGGGCGACCTCGTCGTCGTCTGGCATTGGGTAGGCGGTGCCGGCGGAGTAGTTGGCGGGGCCTTCCCATCCTGCGGCGACGATGAGGGGCCGTTCGACGGGGAGGGGGCCGGCGACGATGCTGGCGGCGACGGCCGGCGACTCGACGCCGACGTAAAGGGCGGAGTCGATTGTTGGAGCAAACGCGACGCCGGCGGGCGGGTCGTACCAAACGACGAGGTGCGTGCCGGTGTCGGTGCCTATCGAACTATTGAACCTGTAGACGTAGTCGGCCGGCGGCGTGAACGCGTCGACGCCGACGGTGACGGTGGTGTTGTCGCCGGCGCCGACGATGCCGATGACGGTGCTGTTTTCGGTGGCCGGGGTGACCGATGGGAACGCGGTGAGGCCGGTGGTGTCGGCGAACGTTTCGACGGCGCTGTCGATGACGCCGGCCGACGCGGTGAGGTTGACGCCGATTATCGACCCCGCGGTTACCCCGCCGGTGGCGGCGGCTGTCATGTTTTCGTTTGTGTCGTAGTCGTCGAGAATGCCCCATATGACGCTGTTGCTATCGCCGGTGGCGGCGAGGCTGCCGGTGCTGACGCTGATGGCGCCGGCGGTGCCGCCGACGAAATAGGCGAAACCGATGACGGTTTGACCATCCCCCGGCCGGACGTTGTTGCCGGTAACGATGCTCGACGAGGTGCCGAAACCTGCCCGGGCGAGGACCTGCGGCGCGAACGATGGGGCGAGAGCTGGAACGCTCACAGCGACGTCATGCTCCCCATAGCGGGAGCGTGGCGACGGCCTGGCCGATGGCGACGCTGACGGTTTGCCCGCTTTCAATCTCGAGGGTGACGGCGAGCGCGTCGATGACGTAGCAGACGCCGCCCGACGATGCCCCCCACCACGAAACATGTGTGATGTCCTCGGTGGTCGTCGCGTTCAAGATTTCGCCGTAGGTGCTGTTCGCGACGACGCCGTCGGCCGGGGTGCCGAGGTCGACCTCGATGCGGCGGGTGTCGGTCGCCGCGTTCGCGAGGCCGTCGTCGCCGGGGTCGCCGGTGTGGCGGGCGATGTAGATGGTGGTGGGGAATGCGCCGCCGGCGAGGAGGGCGTCGGCGCCAGGCTGTGCCCATTGGGTCATTGTCGGGTGCTCCTATTCGTAGAGGACGTCGAGCCAGAGGTCGGCGGAGCCGATTGTCTTGGTCGGGCCGGTCGAGCTGTTGCAGACGGTGATACCGGTGGCGAACGCGACGCCGGCCGGGCCGAGGTCGAGGTCGAGGGTGGCGGTGCCGGGGACGTAGACAACCATGTCGGGGACCTCGGCGTCGGCGGGGAGGCTGGCGGTGTCGTGCACCTGGACGTATTGGGCGGCGCCGGTGTTCGTGATGATGGCCTTGTAGAGCGTGCCGGCGGACGCTTTGACGACGAGCGACGCCGCGAGCGCGGTGGTGGACGCCTTGACCGGGCGGGGGGTGACGGTGCGGAGCCGGCCGATGGCGTCGACGCTGAGGGTGCTGTAGTCGCCGTCGGTGCCGGCCGACGCGGCGGCGGTGTCGCGGCGGACGGCGAGCGGTGCGATGCCGGTGTCGCCGGTGACGTGCGCGGCGTCCTCGGCCTTGCCGAGGCCGGCGGCGGACACGCGGAGGAACGTGAGGATGCCCTTGAGGAGGGCGATGACGCTGGCGGCGGCGGTGGGGTCGGTGACGGCCGCCGCGGTCGTGGCACCTTGGGCGGCGTCGCCGCCGTTGTCGACGCGGTGCCATTGGAACCATCGGGAGGTGCCGGCGCCGGCGTCGGCGAACGATGCCGAGGTTGGGACGGCGGCGGTGTCGTCGTTCAGGGTGGTCGATTGTGTGGTGCCCATTATCGGAACCTTTCGCGGTAGCGGATGCTGACGGTGAGCGACGTGGCCGTGCCGGTCCACCCTATTTCGTAGGTGTTGGAGCCGGGGACGATGAACGGGAACGCGCCCGAAACGTCGGCCATGTCGACGGCGGTGGCGTCGTAGGCGCCGGTGAGCTCGGTGTCGGCGGTGGCGCCGAGGGTGACGGTGTCGCTGACGGTGCTGATGGTGAGGGTGTTGCCGGCGGCGACGTTGCCGGCCCATGCGACGGTGTCGTCGTTGAGGGTGACCTCGAGGGCGCTGATGCCGCCGCCGACGGTGGTGACCTCGATGATGGGGAGCGCGGTGACCTCGGACGACGACGAGAACGAGCTCGAGGTCGGGTTCGCCGAGGCGGTGATGCTTTCGGTGGTGAGGACGTTGGCGAGGGCGTAGGGGCCGGTGCGGAACGGGAGGGTGATGATGCCGCTGACGAGCCATTCGGCGAGGTTGGGGTCCTCGAGGATGGCCTCGTGATGCCGGTCGGGCTCGTCTGAGAGGACGAGCTTGGCGGCGACGCCAACGTCGGCCCAATCGGCGAGGTCGACGACGGCGGCGCGGCGGGCGGTGAATGAGGCGGCCTGGATGTCGATGTCGAGCTCGAGGAGGCGGTCGCCGGGCTCCTCGGGGTAAATCCATGAACCGGCGCGGCCGGGGACGGCGACGGCGACGTGCCGGCGGGCGCCGACGAGCTGCCGGCGGACGGCCAGGATGGTCGAGGCGGGGACGGCCGAGGCGAGGGCGGTGCCGTTGAGGGTGGCGGTGGTCGTCGTCATCGGTTGCCTCCTGGCCGGCCGGCGGCGGCGAGCTGGCGGTCGAGCTCGCGCTGCATGACGCGGCCGAGCTCGACGGCGCGCTCCTCAAAGAATGCGCGGTCCGTGACGCCGGCGTCGACCTGCATGTTGATCGTGACCGAGGCCGACGGTGCGCTCGAGGACGGGCCGAGGGCGGCCTTGCCGAGGAGGGCGGCGGTGGCGTCGGCGGTCGTGACGTGCGACGAGCGGCCGGGGGTGACGAGCTCGGGGCCGTCCTCGCCGGTGATGTACGGGCGGCCGGCCGACATCGGGCCGCCGACGGCGCGGCCGGTGACGGTGTTGTAGGCGCCGCCGAGGAAACGGGCGCCGGCGCCGAGGACCTCGTCGAGCGGGCCGAGGGCGCGGTCGGCGGCGGCGGCGAGCTCGCCGAGCTTGGTCTTGGCGAACTCGACGGCCTCGCCGATCTTGGTCTTGATCGTGTCGAACACGTTGACGGCGGTGTCCTTGAGCTCGACGGCGCGGTCCTTGACCTCGATGATGCGGTTGACCCATGGGTTGAACGTCGACGCGACCCAACCGGCGAATATCTGGAACGCGGCGGGGAGGGTGACGGCGAAGAACTCGCGGATGGTGTCCCAGTTTTTCCAAATGACGATCGCGATGGCGGCGATGGCGAGGAGGATGAGCATGACGGGGTTAGCGCTGAGGAGCGTGAGCGCGCCGCTGAACGCTCGAGCGACCTGGGCGAGCTTGACGAACGCGAACGTGAGCGCGAGGCCGACGACGACCATCCGCATTCCCTCGGGGCCGAGCTCCTTGAGGAGGCCGAGGCCCATGCTGAGGACGGGGAGGAGGCCCTGACCTAGCTGGGCCTGCATGTCCTCCCACATCGCGGTTACTTGCTTGGAACTGTTCGCGACGCCGTCCTGAGTGTTGAGGAAATCGCCGGCGACGTTTTCCGACTGCTCCATGATGAGGCTGTTGAGCGCGACGGCCTTGGTCTGGTTGTCCATCTCGCCGCCGGCGTCCATGAGGCCGAGCTCGAGGGCGCGCTGCTTGATCGCGGCCTGGTCGATGATGACGCCGAACTTGCGGAGCGGTTCGGTCGAGCCGACGAGCGCGGACTGAATCGCGGCGCTGACCTCGTCGGTGCCGGCGTTCCACGCGCTGCCGATGTCGCCGGCGCGGACGATCATGTTGCGACTGAGCTCCTCGGCGTCCTTGTCGGCGAGGCCGTAGCCGCCGAGAATGTTGCCGATCTGAGCTTGAGCGGCGCGGGCCGCTGATTCGGACATGCCAATCGACGACGCGGCGCTCTTGGCGAACTCGTCGGCCTCACCGCGGGCGTCGCCGAACGCGAGGCCGGTGACGTTGACGGACTCGGCGAGGTCGCTGGCCTGGCTGATGGTGCCCTTGACGAAATTGGCGCCGAGGTAGGCGGCGCCGGCCGCCGCGATCTTGCTGCCCATCGACGAGCCGAACGAGCTGCCGAACTTGTTGCCGGCCGCCGAGCCCTTGCCCTTGAGGTCGCGCTCGAACTTGTTGAAATCGCCCTCGACGTCGACCTCGACGGTGCCGGCGTTGGCGTTGCTACCGAATGCCATTAGCTACGACCTCCTCGGGATGCGGGCCGCAATCTCGGCGCGAGTAGCGGCGGCGGGCTTGTCCTTTTTCGGTTCCCACGGTCGACGGTAGTGCAACTGCTTCGGGACGTCGCGGCCCTTGGCGCCGCCGGCCCGTAGCTGGGCGCGGTAGCTGGCGTGGCTGACCTCGAGGAGCTGGGCGAGGAGCTCCTCGACGTGGCGCCAGCGGTCGAGGTGTGCGTTGGTGGCGTCGACGACCGCGGTGAGCTCGTCGGCGTCGAGGTTGAGGAGCTCGTCATAGCCGAGGCCTGACGCTACGGCGAGGTCGGCGACGGCGCGGACGCCGCCGCCGGCGTAGGGTCCGCAACGACCTCGTCGACGCCCTCGATGCGCTCGAGCCACGCGCCGAACGGTTCCTCGATGCGTAGCTGATAGTGGACGGCCCAAAGGGTGCCCTCCATCGCCGGGACTGAGCCCTTGAAATGGCGCTCGGCGGCGACGAGGGCGACCGGGCGGAGGACGACCTCGAGGAGCTCGCCGTCGTCGAGCTCGACGCTGACCTTGACGCGTTGCATTACGCGAACGAGCTGGTGTCAGAGGTGAACATGAACCATGGGTCGACGCCGTCCTCGCCGATGGCCTCGAGCTCGACGGGGAGGAGCGCGAGGTCGCTGCGGTTGAGGTTCGTTTCGAGGGCCGACGTGACGATGCACTTGGGGATGACGTAGCGGTCGGTGATGCTGCCGTCGGTGATGTCGATGACGAGGCTGTATTCGCTGATCTGGCCGGCGGTGTGCGGGGTGAACTTGCTACCGCTGCCGGCCGCCGTGACGGTGCCGCCGCCGGCGGCGAGGGCGAGGGTGTCGGTGTTCCACTGCTCGAGCTGGAACGACGCCATCGCCATTCGGGCCGTTTCGATGATGCGGACGGGGTAGAACGACTGCCATGCCTGCTTTTTCTCGATGGTCGGCTCGTCGTTGAACGTGACGCCGTCCTCGTCGGTGTAGCCGATGTCGACGAAATCGCCGGCGAGGGGGCCGTCGTAGGCGGAGGGGAGGGTTGCGCCGAAATTGGCGATGTAGACGCTGCCGGTGCCGGCGACGCGTGTCTGTGCTGTGTCCTTTGCCATGGTGGGGTGTCCTTCCTGGCGGTGAGGCCGGCGAGGTGGTCGCCGGTGTTGTTGAGAGTATCGCGCCGGCGGGCGGCCGGCGTCGGGATGCTACGGGCGCGCCGAGCGGACGACGAGCTCGACGTCGGTGACGTATCGCTCGCGGGCGGGCTGGAAATCGGGGTCGGGGAGGTGACGCTGCGCGCCGAACGCCGGGGTGCTGACGCTGGCGTCGGCGTGCGAGCTGTAGGCGATGTCGGCCAGCTCGGCGACGACGGTGGCGAGGAGGCGGCGGGCGGTCGACTTGCTGCCGCCGTAGGCCTCGAGCTGGATGACGGGGGCGTCGAGGTGGGCGGTGCCGCCGGGGCGGGGTGCGCCGCCGATGCGGAACATGCGAACGAACGCGACGGTGGGCGCTGGCTTGGGGATGACGGTGTAAACGCGGACCTGGCCGTTGTCGTCGGTGCCGACGATGTCGCTGATAGCGGTGCGGCCGACGAGGTAGGTGCGGACGACGAGCTCGGCGTCGGCGGCGACGGGTGTGGTGGGCATGGTCATCGCTCCTTGAATCTGCCGAAACGGCGGGCGGCGGTTCGCATAGGCGCGTCGGCCTCGCGGTGAACGGTTCCCCACTCGACGAAATGGGCGCGGCTGGCGGTCGTGAGGACGCGGACGCCGCGGTCGGTCGGTGCCGTCGTGAGCTCGTCGCGGTACTCGCGCGCCGGCGGGTCGTCGGTGAGGCCGGTGCGCTTGAGCTCGTTGCGGACGGCGTCGATGAGGTTGTCGCCGATGACGCCGAACGCTCGCCGGCCGCTGGGCGACCGCGGGAACTCGCGCTCGACGGCCTTGCGATATCGGAAACGGGACGCCATGGCGCTACTCGGTGCGCCGAGCTCGGACGCGGACGTAGTCGAGGGGGCTGCCGGGGTTGCGGTTCGTGTCGGGGCCGACGACCTCGTAGGTGTCGCCGTCGACGGTGAGGCGGTCGGCGGAGGTGACGGCGGTGCCTGTCGGGAAAAAGAAACGGACTTCGTCGGTGTCGATGTCGTCGACGCCGGTGCGCGTTTCGTTCGTTGTGACGGGCTGGACGTCGCCGCGGGCGGTGACCGAGGTGAACGCGGACGGCGTCGGGTTGCCGTACTCGTCGACGCCGACGCCGGCGGTGGCGATGGTGACGGTGTAGGGCCAGCGGGTGAACACGGTTACGACCTGACGCGGGCCGACGCGAAACGGTGCCGGCGCCAATGGCGGAGGCGGTGGCGTTGGTCCTTGCTGAGGCCGTCGGCGTTGGCGCCGCCGCTGCCGTAGCTGATCGACCTATCGCCGAGCGACTCCTGCGCGGCCTGCGATGGGTTGACGATGCGGCCGGCGGCGAGCTCGGCGACGACGGCGCGGACCTCGGCGGGCGACGAGGCCGACGCGACGCCGTAGCTGTAGGTGACGACGACGTCGACGCCGCGGTCGGGCCAGCGGTAGGTGCCGCCGCCGCGGTCGAAATTGTCGACGGCGACGCTGAGGCTGTCGCGCCGGCGGACGTAGCCGAGGGTGTCGAACGTGAACGCGTCGGCGGCGAGCGCGACGCCGTCGATGGTGATGCTGTCGATGGCGGTGACGGGGTAGTAGGGGAGCTCGAGGAGGTCATCGCCGTCGGGGTCGAGGGTGACGACGGCGTCGACGACGGGGCCGAACGTGAAACCTGGCATGTCGCCGGCGACGATGGCCTCGGCGCGCTCGAGGAGGCGGTCGACGCGGTCGGCGGACGCGGCAAGGTCCTCGCCGGTGATGTCCTCGACGTCGATGAGCTGGGCGGCGGTGGGCATGGTGGTCCTCCTCGAGGTGTGGCGGTGCCGCCGGCCGCCGTGCCCGCAAGGAAGCGAACGGGACGGTGGCCGGCGGCGAGGGTGACGCTATTGGCTCACGTCTTGGCGTGGTGGAATGCGACGCCACAAGCGTCGCGCATCTCGGCGTAGCCGTAGAGCACGTCGAGCGTGATCTGCACGCCGAGGTAGTCCGCGCTGTAGCTCGCGGTCTGCCGGATGGCGAGCTGGCTGATGGGGTCCACCATGACCATCTGAGACACGCCGGGGGCCTCGGCGGTCGGGAGGGCTCGCATGGCGAGCACGCCAAACTCGGGGGTGCCTGCGATGCCGGTGGCGCCGGCGCCGCCGGACGGGACGAGCTGCGACATGTAGATATCGGCGCCGTAGGCGGACCCGATCATGCCGTTGCTGATGCCGTCGGGCTTGCTGTTCGCGAAGTACGTTTGCAGGTTGGAATCGCCGAGGAGGTCGACCTCGCCGGCCGGGCCGACGATGATAAACCGGCCGTCGAGCGGCGCCTTATTCGTGTTCAACTGCTGACGCGCTGCGAGGAGCGTGGCGTTGGTCGGGGCCGTCGCGGGGTTGCCCACGTTGGTCGAGAAACCGGCGGCGAGCGTGAGCACGTCGAGCTCGATCTTCTCGGCCAGCGCGACCGCTGCCTGCCGGGTGTGGCTGGCGACGGTGTCCTGATTGGCCTGAGCTCGTGCGGGGTCCTCGACGAGGAAACTGACCTCGTGATGCTGGTCGAGGGTGACCTGCACGGTGCCGGCGCTCGGGTTCTGCAACGTGACCGCGGTGCCCTTGGCCTTGGCGTTCGTCGAGAACGTGCCGGGGACGGGGATGTTGAGGACGTCGCCGACGGTGAACGAGCCAGTGACGTCGGTGTCCTTCGTGATGAGGCGGGCCGCGACGATCTGGTTGCGGAGCACCTCGAGGGCGCTGTTTGCCCAAATCTCGGGGATGAAATTGCCGAGGGCGCCGGCGCCGCCGGTTGCGTTGGTGAATGTGTTTGCCATGGTGGCTGTCTACCTTTCGGGGAGGGCGCCGCCGGGGTGCCGGCGCTAGTCGTTTTCGATGCGGCCCTCGCTCGCGGCCTTGAGGATGGCGTCCTTGTTGGCCGTGTAGAAAGCGGGGTCGCGGAGCTGGGAACGCTTGAACGTCGCGGGCTTGCCGGACTGGGCGCCAGGGGTGACGGTTCCGGCCGGCGGCGGGGGTGCGCTGCCGGTGTCGTCGGATGTCTTGACGCCGAGGTAAGGCTCGGCCGTGACGAGCTCGTCGATGGCGGCGGCGATCGCGTCGCCGTCGATGTCGCTACCGTCCGACGGGACGAACTGGTCGAGGTCGAGGAGGCGGGCGGCGAGGGCGGGGTTGGCGAGCTTGCCGGCGGCCGCGGCTCTTGCCTCGGCCTCGACGAGCTTGCGGTTGAACGAGGCCGAGGCCTCGGTCCGTCCTGCGTCGTGCGCTTCTTTGACTGCTCGGTCCTGTTCGCTGAGCTGTGACGTGCGGAGCTTCTCGAGCTCGGCCTCCTGCCGCTTGGCGAGGGCCTCGGCGTCGCGCCGGGCCTTTCGTTCTGCTGCGAGGGCCTTGGTGCCTGCATCGCCGAGGTCGTCCTCGCCGCCGGCGTTGGGTGCCGGTGGCTCGGGCGGTGCGGCGGGCGGCGGTGGCGTGGTGCCATCGCCGGCGGGCGGTGCGCTCGAGGTGTTCGTTGCGTCGGTGCTGTCGGTGTTGGTTGCGTCGGGCATCGCGCCCATCCTCCTCGGTAGCCGGCGGCGTCGCGCCGCCGGTGTTGGTAGTTGCCGTCGGGGCCGCCGACATCGCGCCGGTGACTCCTGACGGGGACGTTAGCGGGTCCCTGACGCGGTGCGTGGCATCCTCGCCGCCGGCGGAGCGGTTGCGGCCGGGAGGCGGCGACGTAGGCGGTGCTGCGGGGCCGTTTACCGGATGAGGCCGTCGCGGCGGAGCGCGGCGATGTGGGCGCGGGTGCCCTCGATGTCGGCGGCCGGGTCGAGGGCGACCTCGTCGTCGAGGCTGAGCTCGCCGGGCGGCGGCGCGGCGAGGGCGGCCTCGCTGGCGAAACTGCGGGCGTGCCAGTCCGCGAGGTCGTCGCTGTTCTGCCGTCGGGTGGGGCGGGCGCCGAGCTGCTCGTCGGTCATCGGATGGCGTCCTCGGCCTCGGCGATGGTGACGCCGTCGTCGAGCTCGAATAGGACCTCGTCGGGGTCGTCGGTGAACGGCCGGCGGTGGTCGTAGCCGCCGGCGAATATCTCGATGGGGATGCCGTCGGGGAACGCGTCGCACGCGCCGACGAGGCCGGCGGCGGTCTGCACGGTTTCGTAGCGGTTGTGCTTGCAATATGGGCAGAGTGCGAGGCCGGTGGTCATGGGTTGATTCTCCTGTCGAGGTCGGCGCCGAGCTCGAGGGCGCGGTCGGTGATGGCTCGGGCCAGCGGGCGGGCGCGGTCGCGGCCCTCCTCGGCGACCTCGGCGAACGCTTCGGCGATGAGCTCGCGCGAGTTGGTGGCGCCATAGTTCGATAGCTCGGCGCGGATGGCGGGGACGTAGTTGCCGAAACTGGCGCGGTCGCTGAGACCGCTGACGAGGATGTCGCGGCCGCCGCGGCCTCGGGCCGGTGCGTCGGGGATGGTGTCGCGGATGATCTGCTGCACCTCCTGGTTCCATAGGCGCTCGCGGAGGGCGTCGCCGGTCGTGGTCATGCCAGGTTTCGGGCCGAGGAGGCGGATGTCGCCGGCGAGGTATCGGTCATAGAGCTCGACTTCGGCGGCGTAGCCGACGTGATGGCCGTATTCGTGCGTGACGGTGCGGGTGGGCGACGGCGTCGAATAGTGGCCGGACGCGTGTTTTTCGATGGCTCGGTCGGCGTTGTCGACGAACGACGGGCGGACGCCGAGGCGGGCGCCGCCGGCGGGGACCTGGCGGCCGTCGATGGCGCGGATGTCGGGCGACTTGGCGAGGCCGGCGACGTTGAGGCCGCCGCCGGGGACGTCGCGAGCGCGGAACACTCCGTCGATGTCGCCGACGGTGTCGAGGCGGTAGGGGAGCGGATAGCGGACGCTGAGGTCGTCGATGGTGCGCGCCATCGCGGCGGCGTCGGCGGTTGCCATCTTGCCGGGGATGAACTCGGTGCCGGTGCTGTCGGCGAAACGTAGGGCGACCTCGTCGACGTCGACGGCGTCGTCGTAGCGGGCGGCGGCGCGGGCGGCGTTGGCGCCGGCGAGCTCCTCGGCCTCGGCGGCGAGGCGGCGGGCGGCGGCGGCGGCCTCGTCGGCCTCGGCCTGGCGGACGATGTCGTCGATGACGTCGTCGAGCTGATCGTCCCATTGCATACGGGCGTAGTCGGGGATGTCCTGGCCGGCGCGGCGGGCGGTGCTGACGATGCGGGTGTAGAGCTCCTCGTAGCTTGTGCCGGGGTCGTCGAGGAGGTCTGGCACGAGCTCGCCGAGGCGGTCGTAGGTGGTTGCGGGCATGTCGCCGGGGTAGTTGCGGAGGCCGTACTCGATATCTCGGAGCTCCTCCTCGAACGACTGGAACGACATGCGCCAGGGGGCCGGGCCGTGGACGGGGTCGATGCTGCGGTCGAGGTAGGCGAGGGCGTCGTCGACGTCGGCCTCGCGGCTGAGCTGCGCCAGGCGGCCGGCGACGTCGGCGTCGCTTGCGCCGATGACGTCCGACGGGCGGATGCGGAGGTCGGCGGGCATGTAGCCCTCGAGGAGGTTGTCGATGTCGATGTCGCCGCTGCCGCTGTAGGCGCGCGAGCTCGGGACCTTGCCGCGGCGGGCGGCGCCGAGGGCCTCATAGCGGCGATTTTCGCGGAGCCACTCGCGGAGCGCGGTGTCGGTCGACGCGTCGCCGGCCTCGGCGGCGCGGTAGGCCTCGGTGAAATCGTCGAGCTTGGTGTTGAGGTCGTCGTCGAACCATGAGCGGCGGAGGCGCTTGCGCTCGTCGGGGTCGAGAGTCTCGAGGAAATCCCACTCGCCGCCGCGGAGGAGGACGCCGAACTCGTTGCGGGCGCCGACCTCGGCCGGCGTCGGGAGGCGGACGGCGTCCCAACGGTCGAGGCGCGAGAACGTGGCGAGCTGGGCCTCGGTGGCGGCGTCGGCCATGACGCGGCGCGTTTGCTTGACCTGGGCGCGAGCGGCGACGAACTCGTCGGGGGACACTCCCCAACCTGCGGCGGCCTCGGCGACGACGTCGCTGGCCGGGTCGTCGAGGGCCTTGAGGGCCTGGCGGTCGAGGCGTTGGACCTCGAGGCGGTCGAGGCGCTTGAGCTCGAGCTCGTCGATGATGTCCTCGGGGCTGACGTTGCGGCGGATGGCGGCGCGCTGCACGCTCGGCGTCGTCGCGCTGAACTGGCCGGAACGGCCGACGCGGGGACGGTTGACGAGGACGTCGTCGACGGGCGGGCGCGGGACGGTGGCGTCGGCGAGCTCCTCGGCGACGGCGTCGGTGAGCTCGGGGCCTTGCCGGCGGAGGTCGCTGGCGTCGAGGACCTCGTCGACGCTGGCGCGGGCGGCGGTGAAACTGTGGCGCTCGTTGACGAGGACCGGGCCGAGCTCGCCGTGCATCCTGACGGTCGGCGTGGCCGGCGGACGGGCGACCTCGAGGGCGGTGGACGGTGTGCGGCCGGCGGGGAGGTCGAGGGTGCCCTGCTCGACGCCGTCGATGCGGCGGGCGGAGCGGGCGGCGCGGGCGTCGCGGCGGGCTTGGGCCTGAGCTCCTCGGACGCGGCCGCTGCGGCCGGCGTTGGAACGGTTGACGCGGTCGAGGGTGCCGTCGGCCTTGAGCTCGCGGTAGAGCTCGCGGTTCACGATGCGGCCGCCGTCGTAGCCGTCGACGACGGGGACGATGCGACAATCACAATGTGAATGGATGGGCATGAGCTCGCCGGTGTTGTAGAGCTGCGTCGAGGCGACGCGGCAGAGGTCGCACGAGGCGCCGGTGAGGACGCGCCGGTAGCCCTCGACGTTGTTGCGTTGCATCGCGGTCGAGCCGGCCTGGCGGTGGGCGAGGGCGACGTCGGCCTCGGCCTGAGCTCGAGCTCGGTGGCCGCCGATACGCATGGCGTCGTCGTATCCCTTGCCGTCGGCGAGGGCCTTGCGGGCGGTGATGCCGGGCCGGCGGTAGACGTCGCGGCCGCTGACGCCGTCGCGGAGCTTGTCGATGGTGAACTCGGCGAGCTGGCCGGCGTCGGCCGACGCCGTTTTCGGTGGCGGTGTTGTGCTGACGGTGCTGACGTAGGCGTCGACGTACTCGTCGACCAGCGCGGCCGTTTGTGCGTTGGCGTCCTCGACGACGCCGGCGGCGGCCTCGGCGAACTCGTCGAGGCGGAGGTCGTCGGGGCCGCCGAGCTCGAGCCAGAGCTGCTCGACGAACTCGCCGGTGCCGAGGCGGAGCTCGTCGTAACTGTCGCCGTAGCTGCGGATGAGGTCCTCGGCGGACATCGCCGGCCTACTGCGCCGGGGCGAGCTCGTTGTCGAGCTCCTCGGCCGCCGGCGCCGGTGCGGTCGGCGCCGACGGGCGAGGTGCCTGCGGCGGCGTGCGCGGTGCGGACGCTGCGGCGGCGAGGTCGGCGCGTGCGGCCTGGGCGCGCCAGCGGGCGACCTCGGCCGGCGTGGCGCCGTACTGCTGCCAGAGGGCCTCATTGGGGACGCCGAGGCTGCCGAGCTTGACGAGGGCGTCGACGAGCTCGCCGACGTTCTTCTTTTCGGGGTCGCGCCAGACGACCTCGAGCGAATCGTCGGCGGCGCGGGCGTCCTGCATCGCGGCGAGCGCGAGGCGTATGACGTCCTCCCATGACTCGCCGAACGCGAGGGCGCGCGACTCGACTTTCGCGACGAGGCCGGTTTCGGTGGCCTTGAGCGACTCGCCGGACGGAAACGCGCCGGACTGACCGAGGAGGTAGTGCGGCGGCGTGCGCGAAATGGCGGCGAGGTGCTGGATGTCTGACTCGACGCTGTCGATGAATGGCTTGAGGTCGGTGGCGCCGAACTCGCCGAACTTGACGTCGGCGTCCTCGGCGAGCCAAAGGCGGTCGATGGCGGCGCGGAACGGTTCGATGGGCTTGCCGGTGTCGGGGTCGATGGGGACGTCGAGGCCGGTGGCCCATCGCTGCCGGAATGCCGAATAGCGGGCGGCGGTGATGCGGTTGAAAAGTGTCTCGTTGATGCGGTCCTGAATGTCGGTGATGCCGCCGTCGAGCTCGCTGACGCCGGCGCCTACCATGCGCCGTTTGTTGTGGAACGGGACGAACGAAACGACGCCGAGCGGGTTGACGAACGCGGGGCCGGGGTCGTCGGTGTCGGCGTGCGGTTGCCACTCCTTGCCGTTGAGCTCGCGGAGCCACTTGTAGACCATGGCGGCGCCGTCCTCGGTTTCGTCGGCGGCGAGCTGCACGGTTACGACCTCGTGGCCGTCGACCTCGTACCGTTTGACGGCGGCGCGGCGGACGCTGCGACGGCCGGGGGCCTGCTCGACGTAGACCTCGGTGGGGTGCTCGGTGCTGACGATGGGGGCCTCGCCGGCGGCCGGCGAGGGCCAGACGAGGACCGAGGCGGTGCCGCCGATGAGGGCCTCGGTGTGAACCTGGCCGTGCTCGGCGTCGAGGCCGTTGGGCTGCCAGATAGTGCGCCAGATGTCGAGGTCGGCGTCGGCGCCGTTGCCGAAACGGACGCCGTCGACGATGAGGCGCTCGGCGGTGGCGTCGACGATGAGCTCGCACCAATTCGACCGGGCGAGGCGCATGAGGCGGAGGAACTCGCCGCGGGCGCCGGCGGGCGCGTCGGGGAGCGGGTGGTTGCCGGTGTAGTAGGCGTCGCCGGTGGCGTGATATTGGGCTTGGCTGTCGAGCTGCTCGAGGAGGTGGTCGCGCCAGTCGGACGGGGTGCGGAGCTTCATGCGGGCGGGCCTTTCGTGTCGCCGATCACGGTACTACTCGCGAGGGGAGGCCGGACGTGTTACGGGCGTGGTGATGCCAGAGCCAGGTGACGCTGTCGGTGACCGCGGTGCCACCAATCTCGGCCATAGCAACGAAAACGGGCTCGTCTTGGACCTCCCACGCGCCGGTTCCCGCGGGGTCGGCCTGGAATCCTCCGGTGGACGCCATGGCCTCGAATAGGACCTCGGTGCGGGCGAGGTAGGTGATGGGGACGATGTGCGGGGCGGCCGGGTCGAACGGGCGGCCGCGGTGCTGCGGGAACGGGTCGGTGCCGCCGATGACGTCGAACCAGCCCCACGCGAGGCCGGCGCCGGCGGCGGTGGCGAGGTCGAGGAGCGTGGCGAGGTGATGCGGGAGGAGCTCGTCGTCGTCGTCGAGGAACGCGACCCATGGCGTGCGGACGTGGAGGAGGCCGCGGTTGCGGTTCTCCCATGCGCCGACGCCGTCGAGGTCGTTGCTGATGACGACGGCCGCCGGCGGGTGTGTCTGGCGTGACGTCGAGCCGACGGCGCGCTGCAATAGGCGGGCGCGGGCGGGAATGGTCGGGATGACGACGGTGACGTCGCGGGCGTGGTCAATCATCGGTGAGGTCCTCGGGGTAGGTGGCGGACAACGTGGCGCGGCGCTCGACGACGGGCTCGTCGTCGGGGATGGGGACGCCGGGCGGTGGGCCTTGCCGGGCCTCGAGGGCGCGGAACGCGATGATGGCGGCGGTGAGCCAGCCGACGCCGGCGACCAGGATGGCGAGCGGTTGCGGCCGGCCGACGACGGCGACGGCGAGCGCGCCGAGCGCGAAACCGGCGGACCATGCGAGCTCGCGGCAGAACTGGCGGCGCGTCATCGGGCGGCCTCGGCGAGGGCGCGGGCGATGCCCTCCTCGAGGGTGACCTCGGGGCGGTAGTAGCGGGCGAGGCGGTCGATGCTGCCGACGCGGTACTCGACGCCGACGGGACGGTCGGCGAGGGTGCGAATGGTCGGGCGGTAGCCGGCGGCGTCGGTGACGAGCTCGGCGAGCTCGAGGAACGAGGTGGGGCGGCCGGTGGCGAGGTTGACGGCCTCGTCGACCTCGAGCTCGGCGAGGCGGACGATGGCCTTGACGACGTCGTCGATGTGGATGAAATCGCGGACCTGTGTGCCGGTGCCCCAAACGTCGAACGGGTCGGCGCGCCGGCGGGCGCGGTCGATGAACGAGGGGAATGGATAGTCGAGGGCCTGGTCGCCGCCGTAGCCGCTGAACGGGCGGACGACGGTGACGGGGACGCCGTCGGCGCGGGCGGCGAGGGCCATGCGCTCGCCGACGAGCTTGACGAAACCGTAGGTGTTGTCGGGCGCCATCGTTGCGCCGGCGGGGTCGAGCCAGTCCTCGACGAGGTGCGTGCGGCCGCCGTGGCGCTGCATGATGACGGGGTAGGCGGCCGAGCTCGAGAGGTAGACGATGCGCGCCGGGCGGGTGCGTTGCGCCCATCGCCAGAGGGCGGCGTCGAGCTCGAGGTCGATGGCGGCGAGCTGGAACGGTTCGGCGTCGATGAACGTGCGGCCGCCGACGACGGCGGCGGCGTGGACGACGAGGTCGTAGCACTCGACGCCGGTGCGGAAATAGTCGAGGGCGTCGCCGCCGGTGACGAGGTCGACGGTGTCGACGTGCCAGCCTTGCCGGACGAGCTCGTCGACGAGGTGGCGGCCGACGAAACCGGCCGAGCCGGGGACGAGCGCGATGGGTTGGTCGGCGGGGAGGCGGTGCCGGCGGTGAATCATCGGACGCGCTCGGCGGTGTGAATCTGGCAACGGAAACCGGCGGGCCAGTGCATGACGTGGTAGTCGAGCTCGAGGTAGTCGAGGGGGCGCCAGCCGGCGGCCTTGAGGAGCTCGATGATGCCGGCCTTATCCCATCGCCAGAGGTGCTCGACGTTGGCGCCGGCGGGCTCGTCGAGCGGCGTGGAAAGGATGAGGCCGCGGCCGGCGTACCATGCCGCGCGGAGGAGCTGGGCGGGGTCGTCGACGTGCTCGAGAATCTCGCCGAGGACGACGAGGTCGGCCATGCTAACCGAGGCGCCGAGGTAGTCGGCGGCGTCGATGCCGCTGACGGCGTAGTCGTTGACGAGGGCGAGGTCGCCGGCGAGGTCGGCGGCGGCGCGGCCGGTGCCGGCGGCCGGGTCGATGACGGTGCTGCGCTCGGCGAAACGGGAGCGGGCGAGGGCGACGGTGATGTCGACGCGGGCGGTGTGCTCGCGCCAGCGGTCGGCGTCGTTCGGTTCGGCGTAGAGCTCGGCGAGCTCGGCGGCGGTAGGTGTCGGGCGTAGGCGCTCGATCATGGTGGGGACCTCCTCGGTGGTCGGTTGCTTATTGGATGGGGGCGAGGTCGACGACGAACATGCGCGAGGCGCGGCCGGCCGAGGCCTCGCCGGTGAGCGGCGGGACGATGTTGCGCTCGACGACGAACGCGCGGTCGAGGTGATGCTCCTCGTCGAGCTCGGCGGCGATGGTGGCGGGCCAGGATGCGCCGAGGACGTCCTCGATGATGAACGTGCCGCCGGCGGCGAGGAGCGGGATGTAGTGGCGGGCGGCGTAGACCATGCTTTCGAGGGTGTGCGGGCCGTCGTCGATGATGACGTCGAACGGGCCGAGCTCGGCGATGCGGTCGACGGTGCCGGGCTTGTAGGCGTCGCCGATGATGACGTCGACGCCGGCGGGCCAGTCGATGACGCCGGGGTCGTTGAGGTCGACGCCGACGATGTTGGCCTCGAGGAACGCGTCGGCCCAAACGCGGAGCGACTCGCCGGACTGGACGCCGAGCTCGAGGACGTGGCGCGCCGTCGGCCGGTGCCGGCCGAGGAGGATGTCGTAGACCTCGCCGTAACGGTGAAAGTAGCCCTTGTCGGTGTTGTGGGCGAGGCAGAGCTCGGCGATGGTCGAGGCGGTCATCGGACGGCGTTGAGGGCGTTGAGGGCGTCGGCGTGCTCGAGGTCGAGGTAGCGGCGGAAACGGGCCTCGTCGGCGGTGTAGAGCTCGGGGGCGTTGACCTCGCGGTAGCCGTCGTCGAGCTCGGCGGTGCCGGCGAGCGGGTGGCAATGCTCGATGACGACGTCGCTGAGGTAGGTGAGCGTGCCGAGGTCGCGGCCGAGGCGGTGCCAGTAGTCGTCGAGGTAGAGGTGCACGGCGCCAGGAGGGACGAAGTAGCCGAGCTCGAGGACGATGGCGGCGCCGAGGACGACGGCGGTGGGGAGGCGCTCGCCTTGGATGAGGTCGTTGCCGTAGACGACGGCGAACGGGTCGCGGTCGAGCTCGTCGGCGAGGCGGGCGTCCCATCCTGGCGTTCGGGGCCGGTGGTCATCGCCGAGGAAACCGACGCCGAGGCGGTTGGCGGCGAACACTGGCGCGAGGGCGTTGAGGGTGCCGCCGAGGCGGAGGCGCTCGCCGATGACGACGCGGACGCCGTCGGGGAGCTCGAGGCCTGACGCGTCGTCGATGCCGAGGGCGTAGAGGTAGCGGTCGAGGGCCGGGTCGTCGTCGTCGAGCGCGATGACGAGCTCGGCGTAGCCGCCGGTGGCGGTGTCCTGCCATGCGGCGATGAGGTCGATGACGTTGCCGGGCCGGCCTCGTGACGGGACGATGATGACGACGGGCTCGACGATGTCGTCGGCGAGCTCGGCGACTGAGGAGGGCGGTGAGGTGCGGGTCATGCTGAAACCCTAGACCGGGCGGCGTTGTCGAGGGCGGCCTGCCAGGCGTCGACGTAGCCGTCGATGTGCTCCTCGATGGTGAGGCGGGCGGCGACGCGCTTGCCGGCCTGGGCGAGCTCGGCGCTGTAGTCGTCGTCGACGAGGAGGCGCTTGAGGACGCGATGCCAGTCTCGGGGGCGCTCGACGATGACGCCGGCGCCGAGCTCGGCGAGGCGGCGATATTCGGCCGTCGGGGACGCTGCGAACGGGACGCCGACGGCGGCGAACTCGAGGCCCTTGAGGTGTGACTTGGCCTCGTTGAACGGGGTGAGGGCGAGCGGGACGATGCCGACGTCGAGGAGCGACATGCCGACGGGGTACTTGGCGAGGGGGAGCCAGCCGCCGGTGCTCGCGACCTTGGTGCCGGCGGCGAGGCCGAGGTGCCTGACGAGGCGGGCGTCGTTGTCGCCGATGATGTGGAACGGGAGCTCGAGCTCGCGGAGGACGCGGCCGACGGCGCCGCGGGTCTGCGGGAGGTCGTCGGGGTGCGTGTCGATGTTGCCGGACCAGCCGAGGCGGAGGTCGACGTCGCCGGGCTCGCGTGCCGGCGGTTCGATGTGGAGGTAGCCGGTGGGGACGTAGTTGGGGATGACGCGAACGCGGCCGTGGCGGCCGTAGCGGGCGGCGAGGGCCGGCGTGCTGACGGTGACGAGGTCGGCGAGCTCGGTGGCCTCGCGGAGGACGGCGGAGCTGCGGCCGCCGTTGTGGGCGGCGAGGTGGGGCTGCACGGTGTGCCATGCGGTATTGCGCGGGTCGATGGTGTCGAAATCGTCGTCGACCTCGATGACGACGGCGACGCCTTGGGCCTTGAGGCCTCGGATGACGTTGAGGAGCTGCGGGATGAGCGGGCGCTGCAGTATGACGACGTCGGCGTCGACCTGGACGTCGAGCTCGTCGCTGAGGACGGGCCGGCCGGCGATCATGGTGGCGGCGCGGTTGACGCGGACGGGGAACGCTGCGGCGCCGTCGTCGTCGGGCGTGCGGATGTCGACGTCGGCGGCGTCGTTGTAGTGGACGGCCTGCGCGGGCCAGATCACGCGGTAATGGCCGCACCCTCCCATATCGGCGGCGTGTGCTTGCACTTTCATCGGTGTCCTCCTCGGTGGACGGTGTGGCCTAGCTGAAACCGTAGGCGCGTTTGATCTTCTTGGGTGGCGGGCGGAGCATGGCGCGGGCGAGCGCGTTGACGATGGCGGCGATGCCGTCGATGCGCTTGGCGGACTTGTGGCGGTCGGGCTTGGAGGGCTTGAGGTTGCCGCCGGGGTCCTGCATGACGGCGACGTTGTCGGCCTCCCATCGGAGGAGCGGGTTGCCGCCGTGAACGAGGAGCGGGAGCTCGACGGTCGAGCCCATGACGAGGCGCTCGAGCTCTTTGCATGGGGCGGTGAGCGCGGGGTAGGTCTGGCGGAGCGGGACCATGGTGCGGCCGGCGTTCTGCATTTCTTGGACTGTTTCGGACGCGTTCCATGGGTCGAACGCGACCTCGTGGAGCTGGGCGCCGAGGAGCTCGAGGCGGGCGTCGATGTCGTTGCGGACCTTGGCGTAGTCGACGACGTTGCCCTCGGTGGCGATGAGCCAGCCGTCGGCGACCCATTGCGCCAGGGGGACCGCGAGCTTGCGCTCGAGCTCCTCGATGCGCTCCTCGGGGAGCCAGTGCATGACGTCGGCGTAGTAGCCGGCGGCGCGGGCGACGCGCTCGAGCTGCTCGGTGACGTCGTCGTCGCTGAGGCCGTCGAGCTCGAGGTCGCCGTCCTCGTCGAGGATGGGCGCGTCGGCGTCGACGAGGTCGGGGCGGTCCTCGGGCGGTATCGGGCAGAGGAGCGCGAACGCGGTGAAATCGGACGAGCTCGAAAGGTCGAGGCCGCCGAACGCTTGCCGGCCGCGGAACGCGTGCTCGAGGTCGAGCTCGCCGGCGGCGGCGTCCCATCGCTCGAGGGGGAGCCAGCGGTCGAGCTGCTTTGTCCTGACGTTGAGGTGCAGGCGGAGGTAGCGGTTGAGCTGCGCCGGCGACTGGCGGGCCTCCTCGGCCTTGGCGGTGAGGTAGTCCTCGTGGACGGTGTAGCCCATGCCGGGGTTCGCTGCGGCGATGGTGGCGGGGGCGAACGGGTCGAAACCGTCGGCGGCCTTGTCGGCGCCGAACACGACGCCGCGGAACGTCGGGTCGACGATGCTGCCGGCGACAATTCCCTCGAGGTACTCGCGTTTCGTGGCGTACACGGACCCATCGGCGCCGTCGTCGGCCGTCGTGATGAACAGCGTGAGCGGTTGCTCGCGTGAGCCGGTGCCAGTCTCGAGGGCGTCGATGAGGTCGGGCGACTTGTGGACGTGGACCTCGTCGATGACGTTGCCGTGCAGGTTGAGGCCTTGCTGCCGGGCGCCGTCGGCGCTGACGGCCTTGAACCAGCCGGCGCCGCCGTTGCACTCGATGACGTGCGTGCGGAGGTCGTCGCCGAACTTCTTGCGCCAGTACGGCGACGCCATCGCCATCGCCCTCGAGGGCTTGAACACGAGGCCGGCCTGCGAGCGGTCTGCGGCCGCTGCGGCGACCTGCGGGGTGTTCTCGCCGTCGTCGCCGAACAGATAGAGCGCGAGGCCGCTGCATAGGGTCGATTTGCCGTTCTTGCGGGGAATCTCGAACCAGAGGACGCGGACGATGCGCCGGCCGTCGGGCGCGACCCAACCGAAAACGGGGGCGATGGCGTAGCGGACCTGAAAATCGAGGAGGACGAACGGCTTGCCGGCCCACTTTCCCATGAGCTGCCGCGACCTGGCGACCGAGGCGAGCACGCGGTCGACGCGATGCCAGCGAAACTCGAGCGGGAGCGTCGGCGGTGTCTCGAGGAGCGGGGCGTAGTCCCAATCGGTGCCGATGATCTTGCCGAGCTTGACGCGACTGTCGACGTATCGCTCGAGCTCGGCGATGGCGGTGCGCTCGGTGCGGAGCTTGGCGGTGTATTGCTCTCCCCATGCGGGCGTTCGGCGTGCTCCCATCAGGCGAACGGGTCGATGTCGTCGTCGAGGTCCTCGGCGGCCTCGATGAGGCGGAGCTTGGCGCGGTCGGCCGGCGTGAGGCCGAACTTGGCGGCGAACGCGCCGATGGTGGCGCCGGCGTCGCGGGCGACCTGTAGCGCGGGGTTCTTGACGTAGCTGGCGCGCTGCTTGACCATGACGCCGCGCTCGTTGACGTGCTTGGTGGCGCGGGAATGAACGACGACGGCGGTGACGAACACGGCGAACGTGTCGACATCCCACGCGGTCAGGACGCCGCGCTCGGCGAGCGACGGCGCGAGGCGGTGCCAGACGGCGACGGCGTCGAGGTCGAGGTAGCTGGGCGGGTCGAGCTGCTCGAGCTCGGGCGCGATGTCGCGGCCGTGCTTGTCGACGCCGGTGACGTCGGGCTTGGGGCCTCGCTTACCCATCGCGGGCCTCCTCGAGGCCGGCCGAAACGGCGCGAAACGGGGCGGATGCGTGCGCGGGCGCGCCGCGCCGGCCTGGATCGCGGGCCGCTGACGGGGCCGTGCGTAGGTGTGCCGGCGAGGCCGGAATAGACCCCATGCACATAAATCTGGAGGCCTTGCGGTTTCGTGCGCGTGCA